GAGTCAGATGCTGAAGACTGTTGTTCATTAAATGGAGTCACTGAGAGATCTTTGAATTCTCAAGAAGCAACTCTGCATGAGCTGGGACTGGCCAAGCAGAAAATATGGTCCGACAGTATTATTTTTGAATCATTAGAAGGAAAGAGTGAGGCGGTTGACATGGGATTAGTGGAGAAAACTGAAACGTTTACAGATATCATAGGTCAAGAAGCAACTGTATCAAATTATGGAAGGGAGATACCGATTCCCCTTATTACTCGAACTTTGCACGCACCATCTGAATTTTTTGAACGTCCAGTTCAGATATCAGCTTTTGCCACTGCATTTGGAGAGGACTTTGATGTGCAGTTTAATCCTTGGAACGTTTATTTGAAGGATGCTTCTGTTAGAGCAAAATTGAGGAATTATCTCTTGCTGAAGGCTGATCTGTGTGTCAGAATAGAGATAGCAGGTAACCCTTTTGACTATGGTAGAATGATAGTGAGTTATGTTCCCTTCAGTTCTTTCAATGCCACGTGGATATCAGGCATGACAAGATCACAGATGCTGAGATATGTATCATCCATGATAGGAACAAAAACTATGGACCCTAAGGAGAACAAGCCTTTAACATTGAGAATTCCATTTATATCTCCACAACCTTCAGGAAGACTATGTAACAATGATTGGACGCCAACAGCAGCTGCTTCTGATTTTACTGATTTTTCAGAGCTTGGACAATTGAATATGTCTTCTCTGGTTTATTTTAGAACAACAGCAGCGTCGAGCTCACCCCCGTACGTTTATGTGTATGCTTGGATGGAAAATGTTGAATTGGGTCCCATTACTTCAACTACAATGCCTTTGGCTGAATCAGAGTTTACAAGAGGTCCTGTTGAGAGAATGTCATCAAATGCGGCCAGTGTGATGGCAAAGTTAACTTCTGTGCCAGTGATTGGCCCATATGCTAAGGCGAGTCAGATGGTCTTTAGTGGCATCTCACAAATGTCATCCCTTTTTGGGTGGTCATATCCTACAGTGCCTGTTGATGCTTCACGAGTTAGAATGGAACCATTTCAAAATCCTAGTGTTACGATAGGAAGAGATACGGGACATAGGTTGACCTTTGATCCAAAACAGGAACTGAGAGTTGACGGATCATGCGTAGGAGTTTTAGAGGATGAACTGGATATTAGTCATTTGTGTGCAAAGGAATCGCTTGTTGAACAGTTTCTCTGGTCTCCTTCATCCCCAATCTTAGTTCCCTTGTGGACTGCGGGTGTTTGTCCATCTACTTGTGACATAGTGCCTAGTACTTCTGATGTCGGAACTGGAGTTCCGTCTCCAATGGGATTGGTGTCGACGTGTTTTGGATATTGGAGAGGATCAATTACATATCGTATTGAGGTTTGCTCAAATAGCTTTATAAGAGGAAAGTTTCTGATTGCTTATGAACCTAACATTAGATTATGCCCAGTCACGAGTCAGAGCTTGAATCGACAGTATATTAAGATTGTTGATATTCAAGAGACAACGGATGTTGAATTTACAGTGCACTGGAATTACAGAAGATCATGGGCAAGAGTTCCACATGTGGATAGCTGGTACTATACTCAAGGAGAGAACTTTAATTCAATGGCTCTTGATCCAGAGTGTTTTAATGGAGCCATATATATCAGTCCTCTTACTTTATTACAGACGCCAGATTCCACTTCTCCGATCGTTATCAATGTATGGACCAGATCCTCTGACATGATGTTTAACCAGTTCACTCCAGATACAATTCCATTGACTACCAATTTTACCGGACCAGATCACCCTGGCAGCCTGTTAGAGGATAAGGAAGAAAAAATTCCTGTTGCAGAAAGTAGAAGTGACAAAGATGTTACCGTCATGGATTTGAATGAGTCATCATCTGTGTTGAGAGGAATTTCTGAGGATCATTTTGGAGAGCAACCTATTAGCTTGAGATCATTTTTGAAGAGATTTTTTGTTACTGCTAACTATACTCTCGAAATTACAGATACTGGTCAGTCCCAGAATGCTTTGCAGGCGATTTTCCCGATTTTTCCTGGGGTGTCAACAAATGGAGCAGATTTGAATGGATTATATTATCTCTTGAGACCTTGTTTTCTGGGGCAGCGAGGTGGTATGAGGAAGCGCGTTTTATTGTCAATGGTAGGTCAGCCAGGATACCAAGATTCAATATTTGTGCGAACAAATGGGTTAGAATTGACGAGCAGTCCAGCTCTGAGTTTCACTCCTAGTTACTTGGCAAGATATGTTGCCGCTGGCTCCACAATGTTTCTTCCCTTTACGAATGGAGGAGTAGAGTTTGAATTGCCTTATTATTCAAATAATTTATTCTCCTTTTCAATGGCTACAGATCCTTATCAGGGTTCGTCTAATCTAGAATCATATGCCTCCCGGAGATACCTTGTTGGATTGAATCAGACGAATCAAGTTATAGCATCTAATGCTGGAATCTATGAATTTTCAGCTGCAGGAGAAG